GCAGCTTCTGCCCTTCATCAAGTCCCTGCCCGCAATTCGCGAGCACCTTCATAACACGTTCTGACATGATAATCTCCTATCCATAAAGTTACAGCTATTTCCAGTCGCTTGGGATCTGTGCAAGCTCCGCTGCACCAGTAACCGTATTGGATCCACAGTCCTTGAAGCACTCCTGATGGTTGGAGGGAGGCGACGCTTGGCCTGACAGCCGGCTGTAAAGCGCGAGTGCCCCGCTCTCGACGTTGACACACCCAGAGAATGCGTACCCCGCATATTGCACCACACTGCTTGCTGCAATAAGTGGGGAGGGTATTGCTTTAAGTGCTGCACAATCCGTGCACATGCTGTTGATGTTCGTCGTCTGTCTGCCGCTGAGATCAGGCAAGCCCTCTAGGCTACGGCACTGGTAAAATGCGGACGTCAGCGTGCCAGAGGCAGCAAACTGCATGTTGATATTGGCAGCAGATGCAAGGCTGGTGCATTTGTAGAATGCCGCGGTCATATCGCCTGCACGCAGTTTTGGTGCAGTAACCTGTGTAAGCGCATAGCACTGATAGAATGCGTTATTCAGATCAACGCTGTGTACATTGTCGTCAGCAAAACTGATAGCGGCTGATTCCAGTGCCACACAGTTTTTGAAGGTCTTCATCAGCGAATACGAGCCGCTGCCAAGGCGCAGTGCCAAGGTTTTCAGGGCCCCGCAGCCCTCAAACGCCGATTCCAGGGCTTCATCGTCACCGCTGTCAATGGACGGCATGTCAAAATTTGCGGATGTCAAGGCACTCCCTGCAAATGCATGGCCCGCTGTCGTGACGCCAGACATATCCATTGTCAAGGATTGCAACGCCGAGCAGTTGTAGAAAGCTTTGTACAAGCTGGCCACACTCGATGTGTGCAAAAGCCGCACGCTTGCCATAAGGGAGTTGCCATGGAACACGCCAACACGTCTCGCAGGCTGTGCAACGTAATCATCATATTCGAAAGAGGTAATGCCAGTGCAGTCCAATGGGCCAACCGACGTAAGGTACGGGTTGTCAGCAAGGGCGAAGCCATCACGGAAACCTGATACGTTGCCACGCACAATGCGTCCCCTCTGGCGTGACGAAATAAGGAACTTCGACAGGTCAACAATAGGGGTGACCTGGTCCGATGGTGGTTGCGTGTAATCCCACACATTTGGGCTTGCGCTGACCTGTGTCCACGCGTTCCTCCAAAGTACCAGAAATCTATCGCTATATGGCGTCCACGCGTCATTGTATGGCACATCGTTGGTGTTACGGGGATCATAGCTTGCATTTTCGAATTCAAAGCGGATAGTGCCCGCTGCCATGCCTGCAAAGGAGTTGCTTGCAGCAGCTACGTGGGATCCATCGCTAGTGATCGTGCCTGATGCGCCCGTGATACCGCCAACGCTATACCCTGCATCAATATCCTCTTGGGAGAGCGGGGATTCTACGACGCTATATGTCGTGCCCTCTGGGATATTGGTGATGGTTGCGCTCTGCCCAGACGCGAGATTGAGCGTGTGCGTTGTCGAGGTGGTGCCGTTATAGGTAACCGCCTTGTCAAACGTGACGACCAACTCAAATGTCTTTGCGGGATCAAAGCCACTGCCCGTCACCGTCTTGGATATTGTCAGTGTGCCACTGCCAAGCTCACGGAGCATGAAGCCCCCGTAGCTGATCGTGTTTCCATCGATTGAGAATACCTTACTCATGCTTGCTGCCTCGACCTATTGGAGATAAAGTCCGTGTTGCCGTTGTCCCATTGGTAGTTGTTGAGGCTGACCGCCGCGGCGGTGTCGTAAAACACGCCGGTGGTAGTGGTGCCCTTGCCCGAGTACATCGTCCCCGAGTACACAGGTGGCATGCCAACAGTTGCTGCCCGGAGCTGCCAACTGTGTCCACCTGCGTAGCACACCTCGATCGCGACCTTCGATGCCGATCCCGCAGGGACACTGACAGTGAACTCGCTTGCAGCAGCCTGCTTCACGCCGTCGACCTTGTAAACTACACTTGACGACATCTTCACATAGAACGTCTGCGTGCCACTGCTGTTCATATTCCACAGATAAATGATATCGGAATATGCAGGCTCGGTGTAGATGTAATTTGCGGTTGCCGTAATGGATCCCGCATCGGTCATTGTCCCGCTGCCATTAATCACTGATCCTGTGGAGTATCCATCAGCGATATCGCCACTGGGGAGGGCATCTTCCGTCACTGAATACGATGTGCCATACGGGATGCTTCCGATCACGCTTGACTCTCCTGCATGGAGGGTGAGTGTGCAGGTAGCTGATGGCGTGCTGATAGGTGTGCCATCAATGGTGTAGGAGATCGCAGAATCGAACGTCACAGTGACATTGAAGTCCTTTGTGACGTCAAAGCCCGTGCCCGTACCAACAAGGGACACAGTGAGTGACCCCGGCTGCTCCACGTGGGTATATTGAACACCGCTCCCATTATAGCCAAGCGGGGTATTCCCGAATTTCAACCAATAACTCGTTGGCATAAATCAACTCCTATGTGCTTGCTATACGGCCCACCCCTACAACGCGGTGGATATAGGTGGCGACGCGGGAACGATCAAGGGTCGCGGACGAGCTTGCGAGGTTACGTATTCCGCAGAAGTTTTTGGTCCAGGTGGTGGTGTTCACGTCACGGATATTGCATATAGTCATATAATAGTTTTGTAAACTCGACCCAGCAGCAAATCCACCCATGAGGGTGAGGGCAGACATAACTGCGGGATCAAATCGGACCCATTCACGATAGTTGTCAATGTTCGAGGTCCCGGTGGCACGACCGGCGCCGTAATAGACTTCGATCCATTTAAAATGAGTAGGGGCCTCGGACAAAGCTATGGATGTCCATGCCGTGTCGAGTCCGTAAAGGGTCGAGGCCTCATATAGGGTGGTACGATCGACTCCCAGTGCACGTGCAAGGGCTACTGTGCGGTCTGCTGTCATATCGAGAGGGCAGATGTAGTCCGTCAGCGGGCGGCCGTTCTGATCGCGCTCGGCTCGCTCCGCGAAAATCGGGTTACTGTCAATTGAATTTGCAAACGTTTCAGGCATCTTTAACCTCCGGCAATCCTATGGACCCCTACAATTTTATGAATACGATTAAACTGGCGATCAGTGTCGAACTTCTGTTTATATGCAGAAGCACGCGTATAGTAACACGAGGTGCGAGTCCAAGAACTTGTCTTTGACCCGTTGATGGTCTGTAAAGCAATATACACGCTTGTTGAGGCGTTTGTGGGGGAAGACGAGAACAGGGCTGCCAGGGGAATGCCATTATGCTTGTTGGCAGGTGTGCGCAAGTATCCGGCACTGCAATTTTCTCCGGCTGCGGTACTGCCGCCGAATCCAAAGTAAATATCCAACCATTCAAAATTCGTAGGGGGCTCGGACAGTGAGATGGGCGTTGCAGTATTGGTGGTCCATGCATCGCTGAACAAGACAGTCTCATCGATTCCCAGGGCCCTCTGAAGTTGGAGGATCTGGGCAGAAGTCAATGTCTCAGGACAAATATATGCCGAGGCGATGTTTCTTCCATCGCCGTCTTGCTCCGCCCTTTTCGCGTACATAGGCAGGCTATTGACAGTGTTCGCAAAAGTGGCCATGCTAATCGTTTCCTATTCTGTGAATTCCATAGATCCCGCGGATGTGGACCCAAAGCGTATTGTTTCCGTTGCTGTTCGTGCGCACATTGAAATGGCCGTTTCCTGCAACGATGGTCCAGGTCTTTGTGTTCACATCTGCAATCGTCTTCGTAACGTAGTAATAGTTGCTGTTGGTTGGGGACGCCACGTTGCCTGACATGACTATCAAGGCTGAAAGAACCCTGGTAAGAGAAGGGATGAAACGAATGGTGCGATTTCCCACGTTTTGCGTGGCATCACGAGCGTCATCGAATACAACCTCTATATACTCGAAATTCAGGGGGCTCTCAGGAAGGGTCTGAGAGGTATTCACATTTCCCCAATCACCTTCAAAGAGGGTTGTCCTATCAACGCCCAAGGCATTCTGCAGTGCAGCAACTTGGGCAGCAGTGAGGGCATTGTGGCGAGCATAGTCATCTGCTAGCACCTTCCCCGACGCATCTCTCTGTGCTCTTTCTGCATAGATCGGGTTTCCGTCCAAAGTGTTTACAAATTCCGACATATCCCCTCCTTATAGGACGATCGTCCCAACGACTGGGATCGTGGGCTTGTTCTTGATGTAATCGACAGAAGACGAATCGCTTTGACTCCAATCGCTCTGCACCTGTGCTGCCGGAATAGATGGCTTGTTGGACAAGTCGTTGTAGGAACCACTTGTTGCGACCGTTGCCAAATTAGGCTTATTTTTAATGTAGTCGACAGCAGCAGAGTCCGACTGTGTCCAGTCTGCCTGCTGCTGAGGTGCACCGCTCGCTGCGATCTCAATCCCATTGGCAGTTTCAGTGATAGTGACGTTGGTACCTGCGACAAGGTTCTTCATTGCAGGCACCACCGGAATGGTGGGCTTGTTCTTAATGTAGTCAGCAGCACTGCTGTCAGCCTCATTCCAGTCGGACTGAACTTGCGCGGCGGGGATGCTCGGCTTGTCTTGCAGATCGTTGTAGGAACCGCTTGTGGCTACCGTTGCCAAATTGGGCTTATTCTTGATGTAGTCCACAGCAGAGGTGTTGGTCTGGTTCCAGTCTGCTTGTGCCTGGGTGAATGTCGGCATCGTGATCTCAGCGACCCCTTGAGCGTTTACCACAGAAGAACCATCCACCTGCACGTCTTGCACAGGCACTGACGGAATAGTGGGCTTGTCGCTAAGGTCATTGTAGGAACCACTCGTCGCAACCGTTGCCAAATTGGGCTTATTAAGAATTTCAGCAACACCACTGGAGGCGTTCCAGTCGCTATTCACCTGGGCTGCCGGAATGCTTGGTTTGTTGCTCAAATCATTGTAGCTGCCAGAAGTAGCTACCGTTGCCAGATTAGGCTTATTAAGGATTTCTGCAACGCCACTAGAAGCATTCCAGTCGCTATTCACTTGGGCAGCAGGGATGCTCGGCTTATTAGACAAGTCGTCATATGAGCCGCTGGTCGCGACTGTTGCCAAATTCGGCTTATTCTTGATGTAATCGGCCTGCGTGTTGTCAGCTTCCGTCCAATCAGCTTGCACTTGTGGCGCAGGGATGGATGGCTTGTCACTAAGGTCCTCATAGGAGCCACTTGTGGCGACAGTTGCGAGGTTCGGCTTGTTCTTGATAAAGTCCACTGCCTGGTTGTTGGTCTGTGCCCAGTCAGCCTGGACCTGCTGGCTACCACCTGCTGCCCATTCAGGATCGCCGTTCGTATCAACACGAAGGACCTTTCCAGCATCCTGCGCCGTGCTTGCAGGGAGCGCCTGGTAGGCATCAAGTGCCTCAGCAACGGCCTTACCGCTCTGTGCATCCGCGCTCATGGGATCGTAATGCTGATCGACCACCACGCCAGGAGGGATCGATGGCTTGTCACTAAGGTCATTGTAGGAACCACTAGTCGCAACAGTTGCAAGATTGGGTTTGTTCTTGATAAAGTCAGCCTTGGAGTTATCAGCTTCCGTCCAATCTGCCTGCACCTGTGGATCAGGAATGCTTGGCTTGTTGCTCAAATCATTGTAACTGCCGCTTGTTGCGACCGCTGCCAAATTTGGCTTATTCTTGATATAATCCACAGCGGCAGAATCAGCCTCATTCCAATCGCTCTGTACTTGAGCGGCTGGGATGCTTGGCTTGTTGCTGAGGTCGTTGTACGAACCTGATGTTGCAACTGTTGCCAAATTGGGCTTATTCTTGATATAAGATGGATCGCTGCTATCAGCCTCAGTCCAGTCCGATTGGACCTGCTGGGAAGGGATGTCAGGCTTGTCACTCAAGTCGTTATACGATCCACTCGTAGCTACTGTTGCGAGATTTGGCTTATTCTTGATAAAATCCACAGCCTGCGAGTTGGACTGACTCCAATCGCTCTGCACCTGCGCTGCAGGGATCGAGGGCTTGTCGCTGAGGTCATTGTAGCTGCCAGAGGTGGCAACCGTTGCAAGGTTCGGCTTGTTCTCAATGAACGCAGGGCTGGTGGGATCGCTCTCTGTCCAGTCCGCCTGCACCTGCTCTGCTGCTGTGGCACTGATGACATTGCCGACAATCGTAATGCCGGTGCCTGCTTCCAGCTTCTCCTGGTAATGCTCTGCGACCCATTCCTGTGACGCAATACCTTCAGGGAGCTGTGGGATGCCACTGAACAGCTTATGGATATCAGCCGTGAGGAATCGGATCTCACCTTGGTTGACATCCTTGCCATTATAGGCGAAGTACAGCGACACGTCACTGCTGCCGACTTTGACATCGGCAGACACATCGAATTCCTGGCTCAGGCCAAGGCTGTAGTCGATGATGCGGTTGAGGCTGAGGACGGTGGCATTGGACTCGCCATCGAACGTCTTGAACATCAGCGTGACATTGTCGTAGAATGGCTGCGCCTCGTTCTTCGTCGCCACAAAGCGTGCAGTGACGTGATAGAGGTTCCCAGCCCTGAGGACAAGGCCATGCTCATTGGCATCCATCGTGCCCTGGGCCTTCAACGGGATCATGGTCCCCGTTTCCGGGGTGTTTGCAAGGGCGCACTTTGCCCAATCGAGATGTTGAGGGTCAGCATCATTGATGCTCAGGTCAAATGTCGCCTGCCCACCGACCACTGTCTTGTCGACCTTGACCGACCCATCGGTGCTCTCGATGTCGACCATCGTGAGTCCGCCGCCGCTTGCCAGTGGATAGACTGGGTACTGGGTGAACTCGAGGGATCCATTCGGGAGGTACATCTCAACACGATAAGGCCTGCCTGATTCGGCAATGATCACCGCACGGCCATTGTTATCAATGGGAATGCGTTCAGGGTTCAACGTCCCGTTGAAATCCTTGTAGGTTGTAGCCGTATCATCGGTGTCCGCGCGGAACACCTTGAAGAAGCCGTTGACGTTATTCACACCAGCGCGGTTCTGGTACTGATTGACGGGGTCGAGAATATATGCAAGTGACATAATCAAATCCTTTTACGCTATTAAAGCTACAACTGGATCACCTCGCCAATGGCGCCATCTTCCCTACGCAGTTTAGTAATTGGATCCTACTCGATTTTGCACCGTAAACCTTGTTACTGTAACTATTTATACAAAAATGGCACCCACGAATGGGTGCCATTTGGTAGCGAGGTATTTCGAATCAAACGATCCTGAACGTTGCGTTCGAGCCATCTGCGGAAATCCAGCTGTTGACGCCCACTACAGCCCAGTCGAAGAAGTTGCCGTTATTCAACGAATCATCTTTCGCACGAGGGTAGATGTACCAGCTCGTGCGGGTATAGACTTCCGTGCCGTCGCTAGGATAGGTCAGCATCATTTCCGAGCCATCCAACGACTTTTCGAAGTAGTTCTGGGAATTGACAATGTTCGGCACCAGCTTTCGATTGGATTGTGGGTATTTAAAAAGCGTCACGCCCGACAATTCTTCTTCCACGTAGGTCGAAGAGGTCTGGTACTGCAGCACGCCTCTCATGTCGCGGAGCGGGCAGCTACCCTTGTTGCCCTCGTAGGCAATCGAATGCGTGTTCGGAGCAAGCTTCACGAACGTGCGGGTGTAGTAAGTACCAGTGCGATCTTGCCAGTAACGCATACGGAGGCCTTCATCATTACCTTGGAACATGTTTCCTACAATGTTCCACTGCAGGTGAATGTCGTACACGTTCTCCTGGGCCTGCCCATTAACAACATCAAGCCTGGTGAACTCAATAGGAGTAGCATTATTGAAGTAGTTGTTGATGAGCGAGACCCTGATGAAGTATTCACCGTTCGCCTTGTACGGGAAGATCTTCAAGGTCAAGTTCCTTGTAGTGCAGTACTTCATATCTACGTTTTTCGCACGGATGTAAACATTGTCGGCGAACTGACTCGAGACAAACGAGAGCACGGAATCGAGGGTCTCGTTGTCCGTGACTCGATCGAACGAGATGCCGATGCGGCAGCGGTCGAAGGTGCATTGCACGTTGCCATCACGCCATGCGGTAGCTGAAGAGATGCGGCTATCATGACCCCAGATTCCCTCTATGGAGGGTTCGTTGGAAAAGCCGACATCGCTATCGTAGATGGAAATGTAGCGGCAAGTGGCGGTCACGGCTGTTGCAGATACATTGCGGAGGACAATGTCCTCGCCACTATTGTTGATCGTGAGCCTATTGAACGTGCCATTACGGATCTCTGTGAACTTGCCAGGTGCAAGGCTGTCAAGCCTGCGGTTCTGCAGGTCGAGCGTGAAGTCACTCCATACGGTCGAGTTGAGACGCTCGCGGCGTTCGACCATCGTCTTGACCCACCTATCTGCGTTCTCGAACAAGTCGAGGTCAGGGACGTTAGCGAATTGGATATGGTGCCCTTCGCTGATGAGGCCCGGATCCCAAGCGCCTGTGGCGGCGAAAATGCCATCGCCCCAACCCACCGACATAATCATGACATAGTCGCTTGCGGGCGTAAAGATGCGGCCGTTGATCGTTGTATTCGAGCTGACGACAAAGTAACGCCCACTTTCATACGTGCATGGGATGCGGCCAGTGCCTGACACCACCTTATCTGCAAGGCTTACGTTCCCACGGATGACGCTCTCCGTGAAGAAATTCGTGGAGTCCATTTCGAGGAACCTTGCACCACATGTCCAGAAGCCATACAATGTGCGGAACCAGCTTGAATGTGCGACTGCATCGTGCGCCGTAAGGGTAAATTCACCAACATACGACGTTGGCGCACCACCTATGACGCGGATGCGTGGGCACGTAAAGCTTGCACTGACGAATCGTGCACCATTGTCAAACACAAGCTCCTTGTCGGTGACGAAGTTGACACTGGTCGTGTAATCGCCAGGGATGAAACGCACACATGGTGCGGTCTTGAGCGCAAAACTGCCAACAGTTGCCGGATAATTCAGCAACAAGTTGAGATTCGATTCACGCCCAGGGATGACGCCATAGATGCTGCATGGGAGGATCTCATCCCCCCAAAGGAGGATCCATCGGCCAGTATCACTGACGTTACTGCCAACGACATAGCCACCGTCAATCTGGTCCTGGGCGGTTGCATCCCAGATATAGGTACGCGGGACACAATCGCCTGGCGTATCGTGCCACAGCACTGTCACTGTCTTCAATTCGGTGGATGCATCCTGCAGGTCGTCAAGCGTATCGACGACATTCGCGGACGATGCTTGTGGATCAAAGTCAAGGCCCACCTCATACTGATCCACCCTACGGAAGTATTCATCCGGGGAATCAACACTCATCTGCCCTTCAGGGCCGATGTACTGCTCGATAGCAATCGTGTAGAGGCCAACAGCGACAAACAGCGAATCATCAGGAAGGCCGCTGTGGAGCAGCACTGGGTTTGCTGCCTGCACAAAAGCAGTGCCTTCCAGCGTGTACGTCGTTGCAGGGATGTCCGTATTGAGTTTGAAGACAAAGAGGCGCCCCTCAATAGGGAGCCCCGTAGGCCTGAAGATATACTGCTCGTTACCAATCTGGATTTTCACTTAGATACCTCCGAACATTGCATCAATCACTGTGGCTTGCTCGCTTGCTGCCTTCTCGCGTTCGCGTTCAAGGCTGATGGCTTCCTTCTCGACACCCATCTCTGCCTTCTGCACCTCGGCTGCTGCCTTTGCTGCAGCAGTCGGCGTTTGGTTGAGCTGTGCCTCAAGTGCCATTTCTTCCATCTTGAAGTTGTGGCTCTGCTGTGCCTTGAGGAGATCGAAGCGATAGCTCTTGTCCTGGTTCTCGACCTGCGTCTTGAGCTGCTCAAGCTGCGCAGTGAGTTGCATGATCTGCTGATCCTTGCTATCGATCGCCTGCTTCATCACCTGGATGGTCTGCATTGCCTGCTCTTCCATCGGGGTCGGGGCTGGCATTGCATTGAGATCAGCATAAAGCTGGACGAGCGTCTCATTATCCGGATGCGTACGGAGAATAGCATTGACGATTGCACGCTTCTGATTGGGCTCCACAACGCCCATGAGCGCCGTGAGTTCCTGACGTGCAACCTGGTTCTCCATATAGACATCAGGACCCTGTGCGACATCGACAACGACACCAGGATGGCCCATCATAACCATCACTGTGTCACCAAGCGACTTGAACGATGTGCGCAGGTGGCTGAAGTAATGACGGATGTTGTTTTGGAATACCTTGCTCGTGTAGAGCACAGCGGTCGCGGTGACGTCATTCTGCACATCGGCAAGGCCCTTGGAATCGACACCCGTGATGCTCGAGAGCATCCCCATCGTCCCTTCGATAATGCCCTGCACGTCACCGAATTGCACCTGATTGTCGACGCGTTCGGGAAGCGGGAGCTGTGTCTTGTTGTCATTGGCAAGGCGCTGTCCTGGGATAATGGAGTTCTCGCCAGTTCCAGCACGCCTGTAGTACTTGTCGAGGTCCTTGAACTGCTCAAGGTATCCCTTCCACTGTGGCTTCGGGGAGAGAGCGAGGCGCTCAACAAGCTGCGTCATCGAATAGTTCACGATGCGCTGCACTGTTTCCGACTTAGCAATAAGGCCGGTGTACGTCTGCTTATCGCCATCCCATGTACGCTCGCCCCAAACGGGGAAGATCGGGATACGATGGAATGGGAGACGGATGTCGATCGTGCCATCAGGATTGGCAACGACCTGCTCATTGACGAATGTCGAGAAGTGGCATCCGTCAGTGTCAAGCCAGTAATACGTGATGATAGGGACGAGGGTAGCACAGCTTGCACATGTGCACACCATCTTCTCACGCTTGCCAGGAAGATATTGCTCACCCATGTTGACGCGGATCCACTCACGGCTTCGATAGTCGATAAGTGCGCCTTCCATTGCATCGGAACCATCAAGCTCCGTGCTGTCAGGGTCGAGGCGCACGCGATCGGGATCGGTGATCGAATAGATCACTGGGACCTCCTTGCCGCCAACATCCTTGTCAGAGCCAAGCGCAAGGACGCCCATACCAAAGCTCACGCAATCAAGAAGCGCTTCTTCCACAGCGAAGCGGTTGCTATCGGTGCTGAAGAACTGATCGATCTCCTTGTCGATATTCTCATCGCCACTGTACCATGTGAATGGGAACTGCGCGTACTGGTTGGCAACCGAATTGCACTGGTTGGATATGACATTGACCACGACGCGATTGCGGGTACGGGCAATGAACTTGTCGTCGTCCTTGGACCACTGCTCACCACTGACGAATTTGCGGTTGTCCTTGATACGGCTTACGAGATTCGAGAACTCCGAGGTGCTTCTCGTCTCAAACTTCTTGAATTTTGCCAAAATTTCATCGGAATTCATGTAAAAATCTCCGGTTTTCTACTAGTAAAGGTACAACTCTTATAAACGCCCTAGAATAGTGGAATGTCGGGGCCCCTGAAAGGACCCCGACTTCGACTTTTTAGCGATTTCTAGGCGCGTTTGCGTGCATTATTCCGCTTCCCACGCTGGTCGGTACATCGGCGTCCCACGGAGCAGGTCATTGCCACGGCGGAGGAGCCACGACTTGAATCCCTCAGGATCATCCTTGTCGCCATACTGCAGCATGGACGGATTGTCGTGCACCTTGGTGAGCCACTTCTCATCCTCAGCCGTGATGTCACCCTTGAGGATGCTGCTTACCGAGGACTTGTGACCTTCCTTCTGATGACGTTCCTTGTTGTCTTCACGCATCTTCTTGACATCGATGCCTGGGAGCGCACTTGCTGCAGCCCTAGCCTCTTCTGTCGTGCCAACCTGATTCACGGCATACGCCTCAATCGGGGACAACACGCGGGCAACACTGAACGGCTGGGCAGGCTCAAACAACGACAGCAGGGGTTCATTTGCCTTCAGCACATCTGCATATCTCCCAGCGCCTTCGCGAAATTCCTTTGTGAACTTCCGGTTCAGTGGCGTTGGTGCCGTGCCAGGATGACGCATCTGCTGGACAAGCGAGCTCACAACCTGGTACTTGTCTGCTGGAGCAAGCCGTCCCGTTGCCTTGCCAGCTTCCCCTATGACACCAAGGATCTCCGATGGGGAGTACAGCTTGCCATTAAGATTGAGGGAGCCTTTCGCCATATCAGCGATATCAAGGATATCGCCTGCGGTACGTGCAGCAGACTCCGATACGCTCTCCTCCATGAGCTTAGTGGGATTGAACGCATCCGATGCAGACAAGACATCACGGCGTGCCCGTGCCACGATGTCAGCAGCCTCTTCACGAGGCGTAGGAGCGCCCTCAAGCACTCGCTTGACAGAGGGCGGAATGCTCGAACTGATCTTGCCTGCTGTACTTGAAATGGCACGGCCAAAGGCTGGGCCAATGAGCTTATTCACACCCATATTGGCAAGAGTACCGGCAAGTGCATCGACAAACAAGTCGTCAGCATTGCGCGCGCTGTCCATAGCGTTGTCCACTGCAGCGACAGCCGTTGGTGCAGCAGCCTGGGAAGCAGCTTGTGCAAGCATCTTGGTGATAGGCGATCTGCCCTTTGTAACAAAGCCTGCTACACGTCCGGCAGGGACTGCGTAGGCAGCGTTCATAAAGGCATCACGGAAGATCTCCGAGGCAGATGGATCCCTACCCTCCTCAACAGCCTTCACGACACGTGGGGCCATGAGGTTGGCAAGCTTCGTCTGCAGCCAATCGAGGCCTTCCTCGCCCTCGCCCGATGCGATCTTACGGCGATTTTCCGCAATATCGTAGTTCATCAGGTCATTGGCGGTCTGCTTGTACAAGTCCTGGACTGTCTTCCAGCCACGCGTGCCGAAAGAAGGATCCTTTTCAATCTTCTTCTTCCACACCTCACGCTTCACGGGGAAGTCATCCACAAACGTACGAGCAGCCTTCACACCAGTAGGGTCGTCCTTCTCCCTGATTCCGAGCTTCTCAAGCACGGACTTCAAATCAGGAATGACAGGGTCATCAGTGTATTCAAGGACCTGCGTGACACGCGGATAAGTGCCCCCAAGAGAATCGAGAACATGGTTTGTGAAGAGCTCGTCCGTCATCCCTGGGGTGGCCTTGCCTAGTTCGACAAGGCGCTTTGGCGGGAGCCCTTCTTCGTTCGCAATATCTGTGACAATATCACTGTAGGTAACGTTTGCCATATCATCTCTTCCTTACGAAATAGTATTTTCCGTCCGGGCCCTTCCTCCACTCAATTTTCGCCTTGGTGGCTTCAAGGTCCTTCGACGAAAGGGTGTTCAGCCACTTTTCTTGATCTTCCGGGGAGCTGTTGAGGTGCGCGGTAATCCCGCGGTCAATCTTGGCAGCATATTCCTTCGCACGAGCTCTGTCTTCCATGGTATTACCCTTTGCCTGGGCGTAGATATCGTCAAGCTGCTTGAAGAACTGGCTATTCGTCTTGTCGTTGCGGAGCTTCTGCACATCAGCAAGGTCCTTATCGCCAAAGGATTCGTCCGTGATCTTGGCTTGCCACTCGTTCAGACGCTCAATCATATCGCCAGCAGTGCCTACGGCATCATCTGCGCTGGCGAGTGCTGCCTCAATGCGCTTATAGGACGGATGCTGTGTAGCATCGATGCCAAGCTTTGCGCCTACCTCCTCTGCCTGACGAAGAGTGCCTTCGAGGGTGGAGCGGTACATTGCACGCTGCTCAGCCGTCTCAGCAGCAGTCAACCCACGCACTGCCTTCTCGGCGTCATACAGCATGTTATCGATGCTGGCTGCATTGGCCTTCTGCTGCGTAGCCTGATTCTGCTGGCGGGCGATAATCGCCTGATATGCAGAAGTATCACCGATTTCAGCGAGCTTGGAAGCAACTGCCATCTCCTTGTCACGGGACATCGGAGCAGCCTTCACCTTAGCGATCTCTGCATCGATGGTAGCGAGGCGTTCCTTGAGCTCTTGCAATTCAGCGAGCTTTCCAGCACGGGTGGCGCTGTCGCTCACACCCTTCAAGAAGTCCTGCTGGGGCACAGTAGGGCCAGAGGGCTGAAATGGCGCCTGCGGATTTACCGCGGTGGCCTGCGTGTTCTGTGGATCCACGAAATTCGGTTGCACGTTCGGGAGGTTCCCGCCACGATTTTTCCATCTAAATTCCATTAGTAACTCCTTTACAATGCATACTTGCGGCCCCACCATCCGATGTTGCCATCAGGCGTGCCCTCACGATCCTTCTTGCCATTATGGCGATTATGCCCATTACGCACAAGTGCGCGCCCGATCGATGGGGCAGTGAGCAGCTCACGTGCGACATACGATGCCTCACGGGGATTGGATCCACCACGATACGTGTAGAACTTGCCCTTGCCACCGAATCGCACCTGGATGGTATTGTCAGGCATAATGCGCACATCGCTCACGGCACTCGATGACGGACGGAAGTCCTTGCGTGGCTTTGTGTCTTCACCTGGCCACCAGCTTGCAAGGCTCTTCTCAAGGCCCTTCTCAACCGCCATATTGTGCTCATCGAGCGACTGCGCAAGGGCGTAGTCCGATGCAAGGCTGCGGTCGAGGCTGCTGTTGTCATTCGCATATCCACCAGGATTCGGTGCGTACACCATCGGATATACGAACGCATCCGTCAGGCCAGGGTACGACAGCGCAGCACCCTTGAGGATGCTGCTCGGTGTTGCCCTGGATCCCCTGACCGCCCGCGTCACGGGCGATGCCGCCATACCCGCATTGAGTAATGCAGGTACCGCAAGCTTCAGGATGTCAGTCCAACTAGCCATTTACACCAAGCTCCGTTTCAAGGTCAGAGATCTTCTTGACGATTTCTGCACGCTGGGACTCAAGGGTAGCGAGCGTAGGGTTGTCTTTCATCAGGCCAGCAGCTTCGCCATAAATCTTCTTACGGCGATCCTCCTCAGCCATACGGCGCTGGCGGTCCTTATCCTCGATTCTGTTCCGACGGTCAACCTGCTCACGCTGGAAACGGCGGTCGCGTGCTTGCGCAATGCCCTGCCCGATTGCCTTGACGCCCTCAACCATGTCACGCTGCGCCTGGTTGCTCACCTGCGCATTTGGGGCACGCCAATTAAACGATACACTAAGTGGCATATATTACTCTCCTCAGAAAATCGCGCCAATAATGGAGCCCACGCCCTGAAGAAGGCCACCAGCACCACTGTTACGCTGCGATTCAAGATTAGCCTTATTCCCTGCGACATCGGAGTACACCTGCAAATCGGCGTTGTTCTGATTTGCGAGGGACGTGTAATAGTCGCCAATCGCGTTGCCAAGCTGGTTGCGATCGGACTGGTAAATGCCCGCAAGGGTTCCAAGGTTGTTGATCTTCTGCTGTCCGGTTTCCCATTCCTGGAGCTGCTGAGCACGATCCTGCATCATGCGGTCGTATGCCTTGCTCCACTCCTCAGATGCGAGTGCCTGCTGCTTTGCAGCGAGCTTATCGACGTAGTTTGAACTGAAGCGGTTGCCACCAGCGGATGCCGATGCATTGATTGCATCCATCGCCTGATTGACACGCATCTCACGTGCGGGATCCATGAACGACTCGACGCTCTCGCCGTAGCTGAAATCCTTACGGTCGTTGATTGCGTCTGCAAGGGACCTGACAGCGTCAGTATATGCTTCCGCACCCTCGCCGTACATGCCTTGCATCTTCCCCATATAATCGCCATAGAGGCGTTTATTCTGCGAAGAGGCAGTATCTGCACGGCCGAGCACCTCATCAAGCATTCCCTGCGCGGCATCAACCTGCTTGGAATTCGAGAAGCCAAGTGCTTCGGCAAGGTAATTTACTGCGCCAGCGCCTGCGTCACCGAGACCAAATGGGTTGGCTACGAACTCGCCAACATCTTTCATACTCATGGGTCAGTCCTCCTTCTTATCACCTTTGTGCCAGCCAAGCTCGCCTTCCTCAAACGACTCGTGGCGAGGCTGCTTCGGAATGGGAGCGCCCTTTTCGTCATCAAGATCCAATTCGTCAAGGAAATCCTCGATCGAAGAACGCAATGCCCTCAAATCCTTTTTCAGTTTCTCGTAGTCCATAAATAGATCCTCTTTTACTATAAAGCTACACCTTCTGATTCCCCGAATATCGTTAGCTCGACAAACGCCGCCACTGGAAGCTGGAACTGCTGTTGGCCAGCACGGATCAGGATAGACCCATAGCTGTCCCGCGACGTCCAATAGAGCGCCTTCGTGGCATTAGGCGCGATGGGGAGCTGGTGGGTGCCTGCCTGGAGTGTTGCCTCCATGTGCACGAAAAATGGCGTCTTTGTCACAAGCCACTGCTTATTAAGGCCCGTGCGATAGTGGTTCCACACGCCGGTTAAAGTGCCCAGCACATCGCTCATCGGGCTAGAGCTGTTGATTATGCCATTGCGCATAATGCCTCCTTTAGATCATCGCTGCTGTCTGTTCAGCACGGATGCTGCACGCCGTCAGGACAAGATCCGTCGGGTGTGAGTATGTGATGCGGATGACACAGAGGCGATTCAAGCCAAGGCAAGGGAACCGCACACGATGCGAGTATTCACCAGTGCGTCCAAGAGAGGCACTGATGACGTTACCGAACGTGTTGCCACCATCCTTCGAGATTTCAAGGAGCATCTGTGGCTTGAGCTTGTAGTCATCCCACGTGCCCACGTTACATTCGACAGCAAGCTCCTCGAATGTGAACGGCTTCAGGCCATCGGTGATCACCGCCGTCTGTCTGTGCCTGATCATCGGGAGTGACGTGCCATCAGGATAGTCTTCCTTCCAATAATCATCCTGGAACCTGCAGACAGAACCATCGACAGTGAACGCAAAGAACTTTTCAGTGAAGTACGCAATGCCGCCAGCACGCCATTGCACCTCTCTTCCACTCACACTGTCACGGCTGATGCGTTGGTGCCAGCCACCATCCATTGCGTCATAGACCCATGTCTCGCCCAATGCATTGAGCTGGAGGACGTAGAAGTTGTGCTCACCAACGCTGTAGCAGAATCCGTACGAACTCTCGGTACTTTCGGCAAGGAGCTTTGCGTCAAGCCAGTCCTCACTGATCTTCTTGAATTGCGTCCCAGCGACCATCATCACGGCCTTGGAGTATTGGGCACCCGATGCAACGAAATACACGATGCCACCGGAGCTCGCAAGGGAGCTAGGGGCTTCAAGACCAAAACTTGCCTGCGCGGTGTAGGAGGTACGGATCCAATCCTCGAACTCGCCACTGCCACGCTGCCAAATCTCTACTGTCTTTGGACCGTATACGTAGAGCGTTGGGCCCACAGCGTACACGGCATTGACGTTATCGGAGCTCGATTCAGTATTGAAGTACTGCTGAGCACCATAATCATCCTCGAACACATGGCGGTCGCTTTCGACAGTGTCCATCAACGGCGTGACGCCATTGGTGTCGTATTCAACCTCCCCATTCGTGATGCGGTACATCTTGCGCGTGTCGGAGTTGAGCGGGTACGGTTTTGAGTAGTAGATGTATCCGCTGCCTGCATCGTTCACGACGATGGATCCAGCAACCACTGCGACATGCGTCGGCGTGATCGTGCCGCCACGTGATGTGATCCTTTCAGGGAGCTGGATCTGCTTCAGCCCACCACCTTCAAGCAGGTCGTAATAGAAGAGGTTGGATCCATCGGCAATAAGGAGCAATGCGCGTGGGCCACCTGCTTCCGCAAATGATACGCGGTGCCCGTTATTCGCAACCGAGCCGATGACGTGGCGGTTCCCATAGATGTCAAAGCGGTACAGCACGGAGCCCATCACCGCAAACATATCCTCAGGGGAGTGCTCGGATGCCTTGCCGATCGTGCTGACATAGATACCACGGCACTTGCCACCCACCTGCTCAATCAGCTTGAGGCCAGGGAGCGACTCCATATAGATCTGCTGCCCATTCTTTGCAGGGTACATGTTGCAGCTCCATTCAGAGCCCATCACTGCAGGGTACTTTGCCTTCTTCGTGGATCCTACGAGATTTTGGAATACCTGTCCAGTAGCCATCTAGAACCCCGTTCCGCCCAATACGTTGTAATACCCATCAAGATAGTTGCCATCAGGGACGTTCTCTGGCGTATCTGGTGCATTGTTTGCATGCTTCGTATCGATGAGCTTCGCTGCGCCATCAAGGTTGCGTTGGACTTGGTCCTCGTATGACTTGAGCTTCATCAGCTCGACAAGCTTCATCTCTGTCGCATAGAGGAGGAGGTTGCGATACAGCGAGGAGAGGTAGATGGTATCGCCGAGCTTATACTTTGGAAGCTGACTCATCACGTACACGCGATAATCGGTCGGATAGGTGCCGTTGACACGGACGATGCCAACCTCACGCGTCTCGCCACTTGGGGCTGTCTCATGCTCCACGCCATACGTCCAATGCGTAGGGAAGCTATATGTCTGCGTGCGGTCAAGGACGTCACGCGATGTCGGGCGCAGACGCATATAACGCATGCCGATCTTGCGTGCAACACCATCGACATTGTCAGGCGGGGCCATGTCCACTGTGTTGGGCTTCGATTCACCTGCCTCCAGTTTGCGGAAATAAATGGATCCCGATGCATTGACATCAAGGGCATGCTGGGTCATCGATACGTACCCGTCACCATTGAGCTGTGCGATGGCCCTATTGACACAGCCCTCTGCAGCCGCAGCAACCCTGCCCTCGACTGCCTCACCAATGCCCGTCAGGTTGAGGTCCTCACATGCCTCCTGGACGAGATCGTTCATTGCAAAAGCCATATTCTGACTCCTTATAATAGTTTCTACTATAAAAAGCTACATCTGTGTGATGATAATCGATTCTAGGCACCTTTACGTGCGATCTTCGCTTGCTTATTGGCCTGCAGGACTTTTGCGCGATGTTCAGGATCGCTCTCATACTTGGCTCTCATGCGCTCCAGGACACGCTCGCGATTTCGATAGTACCAGGACTTGGAGCGTGCACGCTGTTCCTCACGATGCGCCTCTCTGTATTCAGCCTCCTTCGCTGTCACAGCCTCATAGTTCTGCTCGCGATACGCTTTATCCG